ACAACGGTGACACGGCGGGCGGGGACTGGTACACCCAAGCGGAAGGGTTTCCCTCGAAATGAGTGACACACCGCAGACACTGCAAGAAGTGCTATCGACGCTGGCGGACACGATTCGTCTGTCGATCAACACCTGCTTACCTGGCCGGATCACAAGGTACGACGAGACTCGACAGCGTGCCGATGTCCAGCCGCTCGTGAAGCTGCGAAGGTTGACAGAGGAATCCGAGATCGCTGTAGACACCCTGCCCGTGGTCCCAGCCGTGCCTGTCGTGTTTCCAGGCGCGGGCGCTTGGCGTCTCACCTTTCCAATCCAAGAAGGTTCTACGGGACTGCTGATCTTCTCACAAGCGAGCCTCGATCGCTGGCTTGTGAGCGGTGGACTTGTCGATCCCGAGGACGATAGACGGTTCGATCTATCGGACGGGATTTTCATACCGGGGCTACGTGACTTCGGACACCCGCTCAAAAGTGCCCCGCTCGACAGGCTCACACTCGGCCACGACGACGGCGTACAAATCCACATCGACAAAGACGCGATCCGTGTGGGTTCAAACCTGCCCGTGCAGCTTGAATCGGCAGCGCTCGCCGACACGCTGTGGACGCATCTGGACAGCGTGCTGCACGGCTGGCTCGCCACTCACACGCACCCTACACCCTCGGGCACTTCATCCGCACCGGGTACGCCACCGCCTAGCCCGTCGGACTTCAGGTCTGCCGCCGTCAAGGTGAAACGATGAAACGAGTGACGGACTTCGGGCTTGATTCCGACGGTGATATGTACGCCGATGATCTGGGGCTGGCGCTCACGGGTGACGCGCCGGGGGTTCTGCAGCAAACGAGCTTGCGGCTGCGCTTCTTCAGAGGCGAGTGGTTTCTCGACGACGAGCGCGGCATGCCATGGTGGCAGCGTATCCTTGTGAAAAACCCTGACGTGGTCGAGATTGAGGGCTACTTCCGCGACGCGATCCTCAGCGTTCGCGGAGTGCGCGAGCTGACCTATCTGGCAAGCAGTTACACCGACGCAAAAAACCGCGAGTTTCGGATCGATTGGCGAGCGTCCACCGACCTCGGCGAACTTGCGTCAACGGAAAGGATCACACTCTAAATGGCGGGGCTTACACTCACTGGGTTTGAAACAAAGACGCTCGCTCAGTCGAAAGCTGAACTCGACGAGCTTTTCAAGAACACTTTTGGGGTTAGCCTCGGTAGTGAGCCGGACGGCTCGATCCCGCCCGATTCGGTGGCGGGGCAGCTTGTCGGGCTGCTCGCGGATCGTGAAGCCGAGATCTGGGAAGTAATGCAGGCTCTATCGTCGAGCTTTGATCCCGATAACGCCACCGGGAAAGCGCTTGTGGCACTGTGTGCGCTCACCGGCACCCTTCCAAACCCCGAACGTAAAAGCTCGGGGGTTGTCGTCCTGACGGGCGATCCTGGTACTGTGCTGACTGTCGGGCGCGGTGTGTCGGAGGCTACGAGCGGCGCGCGGTTTCTGACTACCGCTGCTGTCACACTCTCGCTTGATTCGAGTTGGGCCACGTCCACGGCCTACGCTGTCGGCGATCGAGTGACAAACGGGGCAAGCCCGGCTCGGATCTACCAAGCCACGGTCGCGGGCACAAGCGCCGTCCTCGGTAGCGGACCTAGCGGTACAAGCTCGGTGATTGCCGACGGGTCTGTGACGTGGACTTACTGCGGTGAGGGGACGGCGAGCGGTGTCTCTGCGGTCGAGTCCGTGGAAGCCGGACCGTATGCGGCTGCCACCGGCACTCTGACCGTGATTGACACACCGATCACCGGCTGGCTCAGTGTCAGAAACCTCGCTGACATCAAGGTCGGGGCTTACCTTGAAACAGACGCGGCTCTGCGCATCCGTCGGGAGAACGAAATCACGGGCAACGCCAATGGAACGCTGGACGCGATCCGAGCGAAGCTTCTGCGCGTGGGCCAGGGCGGCGCAAATCCCGTGCTTGACTGTGTCGTTTTTGAAAACACGACAATGGTCGTCAGCGTCGACGGACTTCCGCCCAAGTCGATCGAGGCGATCGTGTTGGGTGGCGACGATCAAGCGCTGTTCGATACGGTTCTCGCAACGAAGGACGCGGGCATCGAGTCGCACGGTAACACCGCTGGTAGCTCAAACGACAGCGCCGGATTTCCGCACGTCGTCAAGTTCACGCGACCGACGGAAAAGCTGGTGTGGATTGAGCTTGACTTGATCAAGGATGTCGGGCGCTACCCGCTCGACGGTGATGCTCAGTGTAAGCAGGCTGTCCTCGACTGGCATACGTCAGCGAACGGCTACACCTTCGGCAAAGACGCCACCGTCTGGGGCATATCAACCTCTCTCTACAAAGTCCCCGGCGTGCTCAAGGTGTCGGGTGTGCGGCTCGGATTTGCCCCGGCCCCGGTCGGCACCGCTGACCTTCCGATCGCGATCCGTGAGATTGCCCGATTCGACTCCAGCCGAATCACAATCAGCTCCACAGGAGGGACGCCGTGAGTTCGATCACCTACCGTTCCGATGTGGCTGCGTTCCTACTGTCAAGGCTTGCCGAGGAGTTTCGCAAGCCCCGGATTAGCAAACTGTTCGGAGGCATCGGCGCTCAGTACCAGGCCCTTGAGGACGCAGCGTGGCAGCTTTACACGCTTCGCTCGGTTGATACCGCCGAGGGCTGGGTGCTCGACGTGCTCGGTAAGCTTGTCGGGGAGCGAAGGCAGGGAAGTCCGGACGCTGATTACCGAATCCGAGTGCGCGCACGAATTCGCGCGAACCTGAGCGACGGTACGATCGATGACGTGCTCGCGGTGTTCAAGCTGTTGTTAGGCGGTGCTGGCACACTTCAATTGCAGGAATATTTCCCGGCGGGTTTCGTTCTGCGCGTGGGCGGTGTCTCGCTGACCCTCGCACAAATCGTGATTTTCGCTCGGTTTTTGCGCCAAGTTCGAGGCGCGGCGATTGACGCACAGCTCGGCTATCAGACCGTCGCGGACGCCGACGCCTTTGTGTGCGCGACTTCCTCACCGCTCACGTCACCAGTAGCAGTCAACGCGATCACGATCACAGTCGCTGACGCAACATCGTTCCCGGTCAGCGGAGCCGTCACGATCGACGAGGGTCTACCCGCAGCCGAAACCCTTGTATACACCTCACGCACCAGCACTCAGCTACTCACGGCACCGGCTACCTTCGCGCATAACATCGATGCGATGGTTGCTGTGGTCGGGAGTACAGGCAAGGGCTGGGGCGACACCTCAAACCCGAGCGCGGGCGGCGCGCTTGTAGGAGTTATTTGATGCTTGGCTACCTCAAAGACCACCCGGAAGTGGTGGCGTCAGTGCTTGCGTTTGCAGGCGCGCTGCTGCGCCTGCTCGATAACCGACTGAAAGCACGCGCTCTGCTCGCAGCCCCGAGCGAGGATGTGAGGGAGAAGATCGCGAACCTACCACCTGTGTCCGGCCTGCTCGTGCTGCTGCTTGCAGCGGCTGCGCTGGTGTCGTGCCTGCTGGCCTTCGTCAAGTTCGAGCAGCAGCTCGCATCATCAGCCCGCGAGTGCAGCGCAGATCGCGACTGCGAACCACCGGCCAAGTGCAGGCGCGGTGCCTGTGTCGACCTGGCCGAGAGTTTCAAGCCAACCGTGGCGCTCTACTTCGAGCGTCGTCAATCACCTGTCGGGAGACTGCCGTGATCAAACCAGCGTCGTCAACACTGCCCCGGTGGGCAAGTACCGTATCTGCCGATCCTGCTCGCGTCGTCGAGCCCCCGTCCGGTAAAAAAGATGTGGGCTGGGATGTCGCGGAAAAACCCCCTGCCCAGTGGAAAAACTGGCTGGGGCTCCAGATCTACACCTGGCTTCTGTGGCTTGACTCGTTTGAGTCGGAGCCTCACACCTGGAGTCGGACGCAAACCCTCACCGAAGGCATCGTCGTATCGAACACGACCCTAAACACGAGGGCGATCCTCGCGACGGGTAACGGTACGGCTGAGGGTGCGAAGTGCGTAGGTGGTTCGACGGGCGGGCACGGCTGTATCGGGGAAGGTACAGGAGTAGGCACCTACGGTGTGTTCGGTCGCGGCCTGGTTGCAGGTGTGACAGGGGTTCGCGGTGAGGGCGGCTCAGGTTCGCCCGGCGGATCGTTCCTCGGCGGAGCGGGGGGGATCGGCCTGCAAGCCGCTGGCGGCACCGGGAATGCCGCCGGACTCGCCGGGCAGGGCAGCGGCAGCGGTGTCGGAGTTACTGGCGTCGGCGGTGTGACTGGTGACGGTGGTGATTTTCGAGGTGGCACGACAAGCGGCACGGGCTGCACTGTCACGGGCGGCGGAGCTTCGGGCATCGGTCTGCTGGCAACCGGGGGAGGTCCGAACGGAAACGCGATTGAAGCGGTGGCTCCGGGTAGTGGGCTCGCTCTCAAAGCCACAGGCGCGATCTCGACGAACGATTCGGTTTACGCCGATGTCGTGCTACGAGCGGGAACCAGCTCGACCTGCACGATGCGCTCAAACCGTGTCGAGTTTGACGGCGTGACGCACCCAGCGTCGAACGCATCGATCAAGCACCAAGTCCGGCCCATCAACACGCCTCGTGTTTGGGGCACGATCGTCACCGACGGTGCTGGTAACGTGAGCGTGCTCGACGGTTCAGGGGTTGCCAGCGTCGCGATCTCAGGCACGGCGCTCGTAGTGACGTTCACGGATGCGTTTTTGGACAACAAGTACGCGGTACTGACGTCCGGGTATGACGGCTCGGTCCCCACGGGCACGCCGAAGTTTAGCGTGTACCAACCAAACAACACCACCACCACGGCAGAGATCGCGTGTGTCAGCGACCCGGCTACCGTGGTCCTTACTCTGTACCTGCTTGTCCTCGGTAGACAGTGATGTAGGCAGTGGTTAGGCACCGGACGTGTGCCGGTGTCTGGACGGACAGGTCGAACCGTAAACCCGTCCCTGTGGTCGGAGGAAGTAGAAGCTCGCCTGACGTGTCACTCTCGCGTTGCGTGAAAACCTCGGACCACTCGGGCGCAACCCTCAGCACACGACGGACACCGATCGGGCAGCCGTCCGCAAAGAACAGCTTCAGCCCTTCGTCGTGCAGGTCGATCACTCCAGTCACCGAGCCTGACCCGTCGAAAGTCACAGAACACTCAGGCCCGCGCTCGACAGGCCCGAGAAGCTCTGCGCCATCAAGCACACAGCGCGGCGGCGCGTGATCACATGCGGCAGTGAGGGCCACTACCGCAAGCAGAGCCCTCATTTCTTTAAGCACACCGCGAGGTGCAACACCGGGTAAACGGTACCGCTCGGTGTGATCCAGATCGTTGCGCCGGACGGTGTCATACCTTCGGTGCTGCCGTCAGGGTCAAAAGCCATCGCCACGTCAACGCACCGAGCCCCAGTCTCGCAAGCGAGATTCTCGTCGCACTGAAGGATCAAGCACTTGCGATAGTAGGAGTCCGCCAGAAAGCACTGGCTGTCGGTGGCGTTGCCGGTCGCGACAGCCGGAAAGCGATCCTTCGCCAGCGCCTTGAAGTGCCACGGATGCAGCACACGCCCGCCTTCGTACTCAGGGATCGCACCGATTGGCGCGACTTCGAGCGCGGCTTTATGTTCGGTGGTGTTGATGTCCGCCGTATCGAGCTGGCATCCGAGAAACAGGAACGGGATAAGAGTCAGCAGCTTCTTCATGGTGATTTTCCTTCTTGTGTTCCTGACACTAGGCAGTGATAATGCCGGTCATGTCAAGTAGTAATTCCAACGAACGGGGATCGAGTTATGACCGCCGAAGGCGTCGGGCCTGGCTCGTGGACACCTTCGGGCTACGTAACGCGCGCGGTCGTGTCACTTGGGTAGTGTGTCACCACTGCGGACGGCGCATGCGGGCAGGTGCTGGAGTCTGGGAAGTCGACAGGTTCCCGGTGTGCGGGCATGCTGGCGGCAGCTACCGCCGAGGGAATATCGTGATCAGCTGCCCGGATTGCAACAAGCGCTGTGCTTCGTCGCACTCCGCGTGCCGCTCTGACGTTCCGTTTTGAGAAAGTAGACGAGCGCCCTAGGGCCGCGTCCCCGCTCGCCGTACTCCTCGGTGCGAGTTTGTACCTGCGCGGCCCGACGGGCATAGCCGATCCACTTGTAGGCCGTGACCCTCGACACGTTGAGCAGTCGGGCCACGTCCGAAGCTGTGCAGGGTCGTCGTCGCAACAGCCTCATCACAGCGCTGATAGCCCTGGCCCTGTCGGGTCTTGCGCACAGAGCGCATTCGTACGGTTGTTTATTGTGGTAGCACCTCATCGTGTGTGACGGTATTTGTAAACGTCTCCCGAGTCAAGCTCTTGACACGAGCCTGAATCGCAGAGACGCGCTGCTCGATCGCTTCGACTTCAACCCGTGCAAGCGCGTCTTGCTCAGCTTGTCGTTTTTCGATCTCATCGATCAGCGCTTCGAGGGCACTCAGCAGTGCGGCTACAGCTTGCATGCTTGCTCCGTTTCCTGCTTGAGCTTGGGCACGGTCGTGTCACCGATGCGCTGTGCGGGTGGCCTCGCGAGCTGGCGCTTGACAGCGCCGATCAGTGCGAGCGCTCGCTCGACACAAGTGCCAGCTTTTGCACAAGTGCTGGGTTCACGCTCGCACGCTCGGTATGCGAGTGCGGCTTGCTCGTCTGCTTGACGGGCTGTCTTGATCAGGTTCTGACCGCAGCCTGCGGTCAGTGCGAGGGATAGCAGCAGTAGTGTTCGTCTCATATCAAAAAGGCCGCTTGCGCGGCCCTCCTCTTGCGGTGGTTTTTTCGTCAGGTTGTGTGCTTCAAATCAGGTAGCTCCTTTCGCGTAAACACGCCTTCGTTCAAGTCTGTTCAGATACCAAAGTCCGAGCCCCACGGCGTCGATCGCGTTGTGAGCAAGCGACCCGACAGGCAGTCGCACAAGTTCGTTTTTCGTCAAGCGCTGCTTGATCCGCTCAGTGAATACATCACCGTCCACGGACCCTTTCCATTCTGAGGGATGCACCGCCCTCTTGAGGTCAGCGGCCACGCCAGCTGCTACACCGCCGCAGATACTGGCCAGCGGTAGCAGATCGTTCGGATCGCCTTTGGTCTTACCCCCGACTCGCTGATAGACCTGTGGGTACTCGATGATCAGATCAAGAGCCTCGTGCTTGTACTGCGCACGGGCTGTATCGATCGTGGCGATTACCTCCTCGCACATTGCCACGACAGCCGGGAGCGTTTCCCGATGGTGGATCTCGGGACGGACGATCGCCGCGTGCTTGAGTACAGCGCCCTCAAACACGGCGAGGCCGCTTACCCGCAGACCAGGATCAAGCGCGATTGCTAGCCTCATGGACCGTGCTTCCTGCATTCGTGCTTTACGCAGATTTCGCCCGCCTCGCAGTCCTCGTCTTTGCTGCACGATGGATACCGCGCGGAAGCGTACACGCTCGACAGGATCATAAGCAGCAGCCCCCATGTCGCAATCGACAGCACGATCCCGTGCCTGTCTGTCCAGTGCTGACCTTGGCGCTTTTTCACTCGGACACCTCCGATCGGGCTGGCCCTTGCAGATAGTCCAAGCACTCGGTGTGCAGCTGCTTGGCGTCGAGCGTGTCGGTACTCACCTCACGCAGCTGCTGCACACTTGAGATCGCGTGCAGAAGAGGCCACGCAAGATCCCGAGTGTTTGCGGGTAGCACGACGCTCGGGCAGCGCTCAGTGATCTGCATGTGGAACACCGGGATCATCCGGCGTAGCACACGCTCTCGTAGCTGCTGATTGTCGAGGATCGCGGTCAGGGTCATATCGCCGAGCTTGCGATCACGCGGTGCTGTCACG